GCCGAGGAGGACCTCGTTAAACTCCGGCAAATGGGACTTGAGGTGGTTGTCGCCTAGCGGGATCAAACTTTTCGGCTCTTTCCCTTCCCAGCGGGAGGAGGAAAGGGCGTTGTTTATGTTCTGGGGAAACACCAAAAAGCCGACCTTTTGCGGTCGGCTTTCCTGATGGTGGAGGCGAACCGTGGTATGGCAAATCCACAATTCGCCGATGTATGATGTCAGAATGCATAAAGTACATTTCAATTGCTCGCCTTACCCATATTTCGCTTGAAGAAAAACCGACAAAACAAGAGAAGGAGAGCGGCGGCACAACAGAAGTGACTCACGTTTATTATGCCGAACTTGACCACGAACTGGTCCACGTATGAACAGTCGGAGACACCCGTTCTCGAATTTGTTGTCTGCGCATCCATTGCGTAGCCACCCATTTTTCACCGCGGATAACAGGTTCGCTGCAATGTAAGGTCAGTTCATTTAATTTGGGATTGCTATAAAAGTATTCAAAGTATACAGCAGATCCTTTAGCCGGTTTAACCGATATTCCTAAGTATGGAAATGTGGTTTCTCCTCCTTCTTCTACATCATTCAAGTACATGACCAATGTGCTGATTCGATTGTTCTTGCTGGAAGGATGGTTGGGACCGAAAAAATCAACATGTTCCTTAAATTCTTGCCCGGGCTGATAGTGTAAGACTTGTAATCCTTCAGCATGTGAAACAGGTACATGCATTAAGCTTGAAATGCGTTTTTCCATTTCATCAATGAACGGACTTTCATTTTCATCAAAAAACATCCCGCTGCTCGTCCGAATTGGACTAACTTCTTTATTCGCTAATCTGGATCTCTTCAAACGAGGGGCAGCAGATGTGATTAGTGCCTTGCATTCTTCATCGCTTAGTACATTCTCCAATTTCATAATCAAAGGTTCTTCATTTAAAACTGCAGCCGTAATGATGCGACCGTCAATAGAATAAACAGATTGGACAGGTAAGATTGAAGTTTCCGTTTTCATTCTTTCCATCTCCACCTTATTCTCTTGACTGCGACAAAGAATAACCCTCAACTATAATATATAAAATGTGACCGAAAAAATAGTAAAGTCCACTCCCCACTACCCGCTGACTCTAACCTTATGAATCAAGTGAAATAATATGATCTACTATAGCATCATCATTGATAAGATATCTTAAAATGGATTTCCTCCTGTGGAATGCCGCATCTACCAATTCAGCTTTACTAATTATCATAAGAGATAGTATTGATTTTAATAACAAAACTAATTGATTTAGCTTTGTCTCAAGCCCCTCGATATTTTTAGGTTCTCGAAATGTATTTATGTAATACTCCGCCAACTCCATATTTGCATTAGAATTTCCATGCACATATAGACAGGCCTTGCTATACTCATCATGAATGATATCTGTATTTACTGCACAAACATGACTAACATTCTCTTTCACAACCTTTACTTTTTCCATTAATTCAATATTTGTAATAGTGCTGGTATCTTCTATATCTGCAACTATTCTCATAGATTGTTCAATTATCGAACGAACATTCAAATAATAATATCTAAGTTCTCCACGCTCTATACTATTTAATAGATAACATAAATCAGATAACATTGCTCTGTATCTATAATCTGAAGGATGTTGTCTCACCAAATACTTTAATAAAACGACTTTTTTACAGATATTAATAAAGTAATTTTTCACATGCTCAGATGCAGGATTAAAGACTTCAACAACAAAACTTTGTATTTCTTCCTTAACCCTTCTTAACTCCTCAAATGTCGGATCTGCTATTCTATTCATTTAATCCATCCATCCATTTGTGAAAACTATCTTGTTTCTTTTTAGAATTTGGTTTAACTTCATTATCTGATTTTACATAATCTAGAAGTTTCTTGCGGTATTGTTCAAATTTTTTATCTTCAGTTGTATGTATATCTCGGATACATCTAGCCAATATAGTAGTTCTTGACTTTAAGACATATTCTTTATAGCTAATACCAAATACATCTCTCAAAAAAGCTGGTATATCTTCATTTCTCGGAAACACTTCTTTAGAAAGTAGGATTTCAGTAACAATACCTACTACCTTATATTTCGGAATATTCTTTGACCGAAGTTCACTCTGATATATATGAAACTTATTTTCCATCTCTACTCTCCTTTCAGTCTCGATAGTAACTCACACGATACTACTTGAATATCTTCTAATGATCGCTTATATTTAGTAGGTATAGGTCCTTGCAACCCAACTTGTAAATCTTTTACTATAGATGAATATCCAGTAAAGACGTATATTCCCTCAACGTCTTCCTTTTCTTCAAAACTGGCTTTCATCCTCTCCTGCTTTTGAGACAGTGTATCCTCTCTCATCGTGTACACAAGACCGATACATTTCAAGTCTTTATCTTCTTCTCTTGTTAAGTTACGTATAGCTTTTTGCAGAGATGAAATACCAATTATCGAATACCTATCAATTCTATTTGGAATCAGATAATAATCGGAAGCAAGGAGAGCACTATCCGTATATATTGTTAGGGTGGGAGGACAATCAATAATAATAAGATCATATATTGTTCTTAGTTGGTTATCATTAATGAACCTCCTCAATCTTTTTACATGAGTGTAATCGCTCGATTTATTTGCTAAAACTAAGTTTAAATCCCCACAAATAATATCCAAATTGTCTGTTAAAGAGAGTATTAAACTTTCCTTAGAAGGTGAAGTATATCCCTCTCTAAAATCAACCTGTGGCTTAAACAATTTATTTATTGTCTTCTCATAAGGGAGAATATCCGTGAAGTAATCACCTTTGTAATAGGCATCTAGCAAAGCTTGGGTTGCATTAAACTGTGGATCAACATCAATTACAAGTATTTTTTTCTTTTCTTCATGATAATTTGCCAAGTAGTCGGCAACTCCAATGCTAAGAGTCGTTTTGCCAACTCCTCCTTTCATATTAATAAATGATATTATCTCACCATTCTTTACATCGCACATTTACTTGTCCTCACTTTCACTTCGGTTATAAGTTTTATGAAAGGTTTGGTCAAGCCACACCAATCTTGATTCTTTCCCATAATTACAAGATATATTAAGTTCGATTTTACAGATCATTATCAATGACCATAAATAAAACATGTTCCTAGTAAACTAGTTTTCTAGCATATGAATTCTTTTATTAATCCTAAAGCTAGGCTAAGCTTACAACTTAATCAGTACTTTTCGACAAACATTTCCATACATACACATGTTCTCACATCGACTAAGGTCTGTAAATAGAGTTGGCAGATGATTTCGATGCTAATGATCTACATTTCTGCTACTACCGTCTTATCTAACACTACCTCATTATCCATCCGCAACTACAAAATCATATACATCATACATCAGCTTCGTTTTCGTCTCCCCCTAAATAAACACCTTCGAGACAAATTTTCTCACCAGATGATGGCCTGATGAAGACTGGTTATTGGTCAATAAAATATCCCTTTTCCACTGCATTATGTAGTTTGTGGCTGAAGGAATAAAAAGTTATTGAGGCTCCCGCACCTAGGAAAAGAGCGTTGGGAGAGTTTCTATTTATTGTTATAGAACGTACAAACGCGTCCAATTAATCTTATTTTTAGTCATAAACTCACCTGCTCTACTTATAAAGTTTTTCCTAATTCTTATAATGTCGTTTATAAACGTCAATTTGTACAATGAGATGAGTCCCTGGACCCATCCCACTACCGATATCCTTAATTTCCACATTATTAGACAAATTCCTGCTTTTTAATAAGCTATTACCATTCATCAACGATCGTTTTCTCATAGACTTCAACATCATTGAAGTTAAATCGAATCATCAAGTACATCTTCTTCGTCTCCCGCTGAATAAACAACTTCGATATGAACTTCCCAGCGAGTTGATGCAACATCTGCGGATTGGCTACCTCATTGTCCAACAGACTAATAAAAGTCTGAATGTCGTACTTCACAGATGCAATATACTCTTCCGGTACATCTACCGCTTTCACATACTGAGCAATTGCTTCGTACTCCGCCATCTTCATCTGCAACTCCCGATTCATCTCGTCAAGCATCTCTTGATGGTATGGCTTTCCTTTGCCCGATTGTATGTCCGCTTCGATGACTTTAACCTTTTTCTTCAGAAAGCTGATCTCAGCCTCTAGATTCGATTGTTGGACAATTAGATGTTTATTTTTGTCGTTATGGTACAAACGGATTTCATCTGCCAAATTATTGTCCATCGACAACCTCAACAAAGTGGTACGCAGTTTATTTGCCACCAATTTCTCAACCCGCTCTTTCCGCCATCCGACATAAGGACAAAAATCTTTTCCCTCCCTTAAATAGCCACCGCAAGTGTAGTAGCGTTGTCCGTCGCTCTTTGTTCGCGTTGAAGCTGAATTGCCAACCATTTTAGTGCCGCACTTGTCACAGACCATTACTCCTCGAAGCCAGAACGGAGACGCCGGTTTTGAACCAAACGGCTTATGAGTTTCTCCGCCGCCATTGTGCCGCTTCTTGGCGATCTCTTGGCACAGGTCAAACAATTCCTTGGAGATCAAGGCTGGATGAGCATTCTCAGTGATAATCCATTCTGAACGGTCTCTCCATTTCTTGCCCTTGGTCTGATAATCCTGTTTGTTCCACACCTTGCGGCCAATATAAGATTCATTGTAGATGATTGTACGGATCGTGCTTGCCGACCACGTACCGCCTTTTTGCGATGGAATCTTTCGCTCATTCAGTTCGGACGCAATTTTATGATATCCCTTATTCTCGTAGGCGTACTGATTGAATATCCACCTCACAACATCCACTTCTTCACGCGGCCCCGGAACCCATACAGCTTTGGTTTTCTGATTCCCGAGAGCAATATGTTCAGTCCGGTATCCATAAGGCGGTGTGCCGCCATTGTTGTAACCTTGCTTGGCATTCTGTTCCATACCCTTCCGTACTTCAGTAGCCAGGTTTGCATTGAAAAATTCGGAGATAACTTCAATCATGCCTTCAAGCAATAAATCCTGCGGTGTTTCCGCCTCTGTCTGCTCGGTAACAGAGATTACCTTTACTCCGAATTGGTTCAACAACGCTTTGTAGATCACATGATCGTCACGTTTCCGCGAAAACCGGTCGAATTTATGCACGACAACCACATCAAAGGGGCGATTCGGACGCTTTGCCAGAGCGATCATCTTTTGAAATTCAGGGCGATCATCGGTCTTGGCTGATTTGCCTTTCTCGATAAATTCGTTAACGATGACCCAACCCTTGAGCTGGCAATACTTTAATCTGTGCCGGGATTGACAATTCCTTGTCAGCTTGACGTTCCGACGATACACGGGCGTAAATAGCAACTTTCATGAGTGAATATCTCCTTTGTATAGTGATTTTTGGGCATAAAAAAAGCAGGTACACCGATGTGAAACCAGCATACCTACGAATCTGCTTACAGTTTATTTTTGCTTCCGCATCATCAAGGATGCTTTGGCGTCATTCCATAGTTTTTCATCAATAATTGCTGGATGTGCATTGTAGAAAACGGTGTTAAAATCCCCAATAGAATCGGTTGAAAATTCCCCACCTTTGCCACAAACTCTCTCCTTGGAGGAGAGAGGCAACATGATCAAGAATGGGGAGTTTATCCACGAGATGAAAAAACGCGGAATGAACATCACACAGATTGCCGACGAATTGGGAAGAGACCGTAAAACAATCCGAAAATGGCTGCAGAAATCGGAGCCGGTTCCCTGCCAGCGTCAAATTACCCGGCCCGGCAAGCTGGAGCCTTTCAAGGACTACATTCGTCAGCGGATGCGGGAAGGATGCCTGAACGCCAACGTCATCTTCGATGAGGATCCGGGCCAAAGGTTACACCGGCCGCAAAACCATTTTACGATCGTTCATGCAGCCACTCCGCCCGACTGTCATTCAAAAAGCCACGGTGCGTTTTGAAACACCGCCCGGTTATCAAGCCCAGGTG